AATTTTTGCTTTGGACCATACGCCAAAGGCACTTTCATAACCTGATCGTCCTTATGGATCTCAATGTTATTAAACAGAGTGCCAAAAGCGACGACGGTTTTTCTAAAAATTGAATGATATGAATACGTACCTAACATCAGACTGTAGTATCAGTAGTGGACCCAACGCTGCCGAATGGATTAACTTCGGTGAAGTCTAGGATATCATCATCCTGCGTTTCAAACGAGTAGTTTTGATCAATGGTATCAGCGGTATTAGTATTATTTAGTGTGTTGTAGGACTCAGGACTCCAGAGAGCACCAGAAGACTGTCCTTTGATAGTCTCTGCAGTATTGAAGGTTCCTGTTCTGTTGATGATTTGTAGGGCACGAGTCGCAGAATCCCAGGACTTGACTTCTGCTCTAGAGTCTTTAGGCGAGTAGTCGATTGTAACAGTAGGAACTGTAGTATAACCAGTGCCAGGAGCTGTGACAGTAATCCCAGTGACAATCCCAGCAGCACTAACCGTAGCAGTCGCTGTAGCACCATTTCCCCCTCCTCCAGTAATAGTTACAGTTGGTGGTAGAGCGGTCTTATAATGCTCGCCGCCATCGGTGACAGTAATAGATCCAACACCATCTCCAGAGAGTGTCGCTGTTGCTGTTGCTAGATAAAGATCGCCAATGATTTCCTCACCAACTGTGAAGTCTCCTGTACCACCAGGGTCCATAATAAGTTTGATGGAATTAGCAAATGCCAATTCAACTGCATCAATTTCTGCAACACCAGTATCGAGATCTTCATCGTTGTATTCAAAGAGCTCACACTGACATTCCCAGACATAACCCTTACCCAGTTGATAAAAGGGTCTTTCTGCTTCTACAAATTTGATTTCAAAGAGGTGTTTTGTCCTTGGAAACCAAATAAGATCTCCCTCATTTGGACGACCTTCCACATTCAATGTGGCATTGTCGTCTACTTTTTCAGTAAACTTCTTACGAGAGAAAACGAATGTAGTCTTGTCTTCGATTCTTACACCAAACTTAGAGAGCAATTCACCTTGACCTTCCCAACCTTCTACGTTATTAACGTATGCTCTGACTTGTAGTGCTTGGGTGAATGTGCTTGTTTCTACCTCATTTAGGATTGTGTCTCTGTTGACATATGTCCTAGGTAGATAATAAATGTCCTGACCATACAACTCGATACTCTCTACCATCAAATTCTCAATGAATGTCTGCTCTTGTGCAGATCCATTGAGATTCAATCTACAAGACGAGGTGTAGTCTGACTGAATACAATTTTCTGGTGGATCGTTTGTGTAAGTCATCCGATTAGATCAAGTGGTGGTAATTCGTATGTGCTACGTACTTCTTCCTCAAGGTCTTTCTTGAATTGACTTGCGTCCTCAAGAATCTGACGACCATTTAAAGTTACGCCACCCAGCATTTGTATGCCATCATACTTGCTAAGGTTACGTCCCCACTGCTGTTGGAAGAGTGCTTCAACATAGTCTTTCAACCAGTTGTTATTGTACATTGCAGTGTAAGTTTCGGGGTCTTGACGCATGAGCATCTCAACCATAATGTAATCTCCTGCTTGAAGATCATTCCAATCAAAATCAAGATAGAGTCTACCCTGATGCTCATTAAATCTAACTCTACGATTTGCTTGAGAGTTAGTGACGAAATCAAGTGTCTCAAGATATTGAGAGGTCATAAAGTAGTGCAGAATTTGTCCATGAGTCATCGAGTAGATGTCATTCAGGAAAATCTGATACTTGATATTAAAGATATTTCCAGGAACAATGCTCGATGTGCTGATGCCCGTATAGACATGATTGACCCCCAAGACCCCAGGGGGAAGATCTACATAAGTATTATTTTCATACCAGTTAGTTGATCCCTGCTGAGTAGAAGATTGAGCAGCAGTTTTGATTGCATCAGTGACCTCAATGGTCATGAAAGTTTTGTAACTACCGTTGTAGTGATACTCTTGGAAGTAATCAATCGCCTCTTCAATCAGGTCATCTAACTGCTCATCACATACATTGATGTCGATGGCAGGGTAACCTAATCTGCGAAGAGCATAATTTTTTAGCTCAGTCTTAGAAGCGGGTCTAGTTGCGGACATTTGTTATCAACCGAATGATTGGATAGTAAGTGTAGAAACATCACCTGCAGTTACAGTTTCAGTCTTCTTGAAGAATCCATCAACATTGTCTACAGTTACAGAAGTTGCACCGACAGCAGTAATAACGCCTGTAGTGCCAGAGGTACCGCCAGTGACGGTATCACCAACTGCCATCTCAACGACAGCAGAGACATCAATAGTTGCATCACCGCCACCACCAGTGATGGTAATAGTATCACCAACAGCATAACCAGATCCATCGGCGTTGATCGCAACAGCAGTAATAGCACCACCAGAGGCAGTGATGTCAACTGTTAGACCTACGCCACTACCACTAGTTGTGGTAGCAACTGCAGTTGCAGTGTTATATCCAGTGCCACCAGCGAGAGATCCTGCATCGAGAGCAGTCACATCACCAGGAGTAGGATCACCAGACAGATTCAAGACAAGCGTTGTAGCAGTTGCAAGGTTGTTGAGCATTGCTCTCAGTTGCTCATATGCATTATCAAGTTTGTCTTGGACTCTTGCCTCAGTGTAATACTGATTGGTAGATCCTTCAGTCAGATCATCTGTAGTTGCAGCAGCGATTCGAGCATCAGCGCGAGCATCGGTGAAGTATAGATTGGTCGATCCCTCAGATACATCGTCGGTATCTTTACCAGCAAGACTTGTATCAAAACGTGCTTCAGTGTAGAAGATATTAGTGCTACCCTCAGTAACATTATCAGTATCAATATCTGCTTGAGTGACACTCAATTCACCAGCACCAGACAACTCAATGCCAGTGCCGTAGGTGAAGTGAGTGCGGGTGCGAGCAGCAGTTGTAAAGAGGTTTGTGCTACCTTCGGTTACATTATCAGTATCAATATCTGCCTGAGTTACAGACAGCGTGTAGGTGCCTGCAGCATCATCATATACCTTAGTGATACCAGTGCTTGCAACAAACAGTGCATCGATTCTGTCATCGACACGCTCATTGGTGAAGTAAAGATTAGTGCTGCCCTCTGCAAGAGCATCCGTATCGTGGTTGCTGATGTCAGAGGTTTGACCTGTAACATTACCAGTTACGTTACCAACAACATTACCAGTTACATCACCAGTCAAATCTGCAGTGATTACATTAGCAGCAAAGTTACCAGACCCATCACGAAGGACGAGGTTATTAGATGCATTAGTGCTCGCAGAAGCGACGTTAATAGTTGGGTTNNCCAGAAACACCATCAGCATTGGTTAGAGTGATACCAGACGATGCAGTAACCTGCAGGGTGCGCTGTGCGTAGGTGTTGGCAGCAGTCCTGGTAACGAAACCAGTGCCTGCCATTGCAGCGAGTGCAGTGATGTCTGCGTCGTTATAGGTAGTGCTGATAGTTACGTCGGCAGATCCATTGAAGGAAACGCTGCCATCGACAACTCCGTCGATTGTGATTGTTCTTGCAGTCTTAAGAGTGTCTGCAGTGAGAGCGTTACCCTGAATACCAGCGCCAGCACCAGTGCCAGCAGCAACAGTAATAATGTTAGCAGCAAAGTCACCAGAGGAATCGCGATTAACAACTGTAGAAGCAGTGTTTGCACTTGCAGTTGTCATGCTGTCCAGAAGGTCAGCATTCAAGTTGTTGATCTTGTTAGTGGTAGGAATGACCAGTGCGGGACCAGAAGTAACCTGAGAAATGATCTGTCCATCTACAGTCAGGGTGCCATCAATGTTGGCATTGGCATCAACATCAAGAGATGTACCAGACCCAGTAAGATTGAGACTACCAGCACGAAGAGGAGCGTCTGTGCCAGAATGAATCTCAGAGTTATTGGTTGCATCAACTAGGAATGTGTATTGGGAGGACGATCTGTCGAATCCAAAGAAACCCACTTTCGCAGAGCCGTCGTAATAACGGAACTCAACACCACGGTCCTTACCGTCGTTAGACGCGGGTGCTGTGTCACCACCCAGAGTAATAATAGGGTCATCGAGAGTTGTGACCGTAGAATTGACAGTAGTGGTTGTGCCATTTACTACAAGATCTCCACCAACTGTAAGTGTGTTATGTAGGGTTGCATCACCAGTGCTTCCATCAACATAGAATGCATCTCTGGAGTTTGCATCATCCCAAATGTGCAGATCACCACCGATGTATGCATTCTTCTCTGCTCTAAAACCGCCTTCTGTAGATAGGGATACGGTGTTGTCGCTAAATGAAGTGATCTCGGAAGTGTTGGTGACAGAAACACGACCACTGAAACCAGTGTTACCAGACTGAGTTGTGCTACCAGAGATTTCAAAGTCTCCGTAGACGCGCATATTACCGCCTACAGCAAGGTTTCTCTGGATTCCAACACCACCAGTAACCCTCAGACCACCATCAGCAGCATAGAGACCTGTGAGAGTTTGGTCAGTGTTATTAGTAAGAGTAACAATACCAGATGCACCAAAGGTGTCATTGATCTGAGTTGCATCACCAACAGTCAGTGTGCCAATGATATTTGTATTGCCGTTGTCTGCATCAACACCAAACTTCTCAACAGCAGA